AAGTCAAAAACCCCGCGCTCTTCATGGAAATGCGACTGGGCAAAACCCTCACCGCGATCCGGGCGCTCGCTTGGGAGCGAGAGAGGAAACTGGTTGTTGCTCCGCTCCCGGTGCTGGCAACTTGGGCGGAAGAACTTGACGGCGAGGGGCGGAGTTGGGTTGACCTGCATTCCTGGAAGGAAAAAGACGGTGCCTCTTCCGCCGATTGGATGCTCATCAATTACGAGGCGCTCCGTTCCCGGTGGAAGGACTTGCTGCATGTGCGCTGGGGAGCCGTCATCTTGGACGAGAGCACTCGAATCAAGAACCCCAAGGCCATCGTTACCAAAGCAATTCTTGCGGGCTTCACGGACGTTAACCGGCGTTTCCTCCTCTCGGGCCTTCCGGCCCCCGAGGGGGATTTGGATTACGCCTGCCAGATGCTGTTCCTGAACGGCTCGTTCCTCGGTTGCAAAAATTATTGGGAAACCCGCGCTCGGTACTTCCGCAAGGCCGGATACGAGTGGCTCCCCCGGCCGGGGCTCAAAGCCAAGCTCAAAGAATACTTGGAGCAGCGGGCCTTCGTGCTGACCCGGAAATCGGCGGGCGTTGGACGGCAGAAGGTGCATTCGAAGCGGGTCGTTCCTTCGACCCCCCGGCAACGCAAGCTCACCGCGGAGGTCAAGAAGGAATTCCGGCTCAAAGAAGACCGGACAAAGTGGGTAACCACAAAGTTCATCTGGCTGGCCCGGATTGCCGGGGGGCAGCTGGCTGACGGCGAACAGATTAGTGATGAGAAGTCCAAGGAGCTCGTCTCCCTTCACAAAGGCGAACTTTCGGGCCAGTCCCTCGTCGTTTTCTTTCGTTTCAACAAGGAGCTCCAGGCGGTCCGACGGTACCTCGGGCAAAAAGGAATCAAATGCTGCGCCCTTACCGGGGCGACCAGCAACGAGGAACGAACCGAGGTGAGACGCCGGTTCCAGCGCGGAGCGTTCCCCATCCTCTTGGCGCAAATCAAGGTCGCGAAATTCGGGCTCGACCTGAGCCGGGCAAGCACCGCAATTTATTACTCAAATTCCTACTCGCTTGAGGAGCGGGCGCAGACCGAGGACCGTATTATCCACCCAAAGAAGAACGAGCCGCCACTTTACATTGACCTGGTAACCGCGGGTTCCGTTGACGAACAAGTCGTGCGTATCCTGCAAGAAAAGAACTTTGAATCAAGGTTCCTTTTGAACAGGCTCGCGAGGGAGGTCGAAGCCGCATGGACTTGATGACGTTTGGAAAAGCAGCGAAGAGAAAGCGCGGCCCGCTTCGGATCTTCCTTGACCCCGGCACTAAGCACACGGGGGGAGCGGTGTGGGAGCCCGAAACTTGGAAAGCCCCCGGCCCCCGGCCCCCGGATAAGACGTTCCTTTGGACGCAGCGCAAGCACGATTGGCAGGAACGAGCCGAGGAGCAAGCGCATAATTTGAACGAACTTTTGGAGCAGGTTCGTTGCCGGGCGACTGTTCACTGCGAGCTTCCGGCGTTTTTTGGGACCGGCGGGGGAGAAGTTGTCGCAAGTTCCGGGGCGCTTGTGAAGCTTTCTATGCTTGCGGGCGCGTTCCTTGCAACCGCCGCGTTGAACGATGCAAAATTCGAACCGATTCCGGTTCGCGATTGGAAGGGGCAGCTGCCAAAGAACATTGTCGAACAACGAATTAAAGAATTCTTAGGAGAAACGGCATGCCGAAGTTACGTAAAAGACGTTTGGGACGCGGTGGGAATCGGCCTGTTCGTAAGAGGAGACCTCTTCCAGTAAAGCAAGCGCGCGACTTTGACGCGTTGAAGAGCGAATCCGAAAAGCGAGCGGCAAGCAACGTCATTCGCGTCTCCGCGTCTAAACTGTCCCGCTTTTTGGAATGCCGTCAGAAGGTGGCGTTCGGGATGGCGGGATGGAAACTGAAAGTCCAGAAGGATTATCGAACGTGGGGTTCATTGTTTCACGCGTCGGTTGAATTGGCCGGTGCCAAGAAATTGAAGGGGGCCGTTGCCGCGCAGCGCGTTTGCGAGATGCATCGAAAGGAAGTCGGTGGCACTTGGGGAGCAAACCAAGAACAGGCGCACGAGGTAATGCAAGCGCAGCTGGAAGCGACCGTCCCGGCGTATCTTCGGAAGTGGAAAAAGGACGACGCCAAGGTTGAAATCCTTGAGAGAGAAATTGAATTTGAAGTGCCGTGGACGGAGCGCGGCAACCAAGGAATTTCTCTCATCGGTTTCATGGACGGCCGATTGCGACGCGTTTTTGACAGCGCGCTCGGTGTGCTTGAGGAAAAAACGTCAAGCCGAATTAACGAGGTGGAAATTATGGAGACCCTGGAACGGGACTTCCAAACGAATTTCTACCTCGTTGCGCATCGCGCTTTGTGGGGCGAGCCCGGCTTCGTTCGTTACGGCGTGACCCGGCGTTGCGGTTTGAAACGCGGGACGAGCGGGAAAAGAAAGGAGACCATCGACCAATACCGCAATCGCGTCGCGGAACACATTGCAGCGGACCCCGGTAATTACTTCCTTCGTTTCCACCTTGACACCGATGCCGACGAGCTGGAAAATTTTGAGAAGGAGTTAAGCTGGATCATCGGAGACTACAAACATTGGTTGACCACGGGACAACCGGTTCGAGCTTACGGCAATCCGTGCTTAAATCGTTACGGCCGGTGCGAGTACCTCCCGCTTTGTTTCAACGGAGAAGAGTACCTTTACACGAAGGAGAAGCATGCCCCCAAGACGAAAAAAGCAAAAGGGTAAGAAGGGGAAACAAGAGTCCCTTCTTTCGGACGAGCCTTACTACGCAAGCAGCGACCTGAGCACGTGTTCCCACTTGCTTACTGGAAAGGAGAAAATTGGAAAAACGTCGCTCGCTTCAATGTTTGAAGACTGCGTCTTGTTCGCAACGGAACCGGGGTACAGCGCTCGTGACTGGAAGCGCCGACCGGTGGACATTACCAAGTGGACAACGTTCAAACGCGCGGTTGACGAGCTTGAAGAGCGGCCGGACTTCGCGAAGCAAGTCGTTGTGGACACGGCCGACCTTCTTTACGTTGGCTGCAGGAATTTCATCTGCCGCAAGCTCGGCATCACTCATCCTTCCGATGAAGAATACGGCAAGGGCTGGGACCTCATCAAACAAGAGTTTGGATTTCACTGCGCTCGGCTGGCCGCGCTTCGACCAACGATTTGGATCTCGCACGTGAAGGTCGCCGACATCAAGCGGAAGGGAGGAGAGACCACGCACAAAATTGTTCCAACAATGTCCAACGGAGCGCGGGCCGTCCTTGAACCAATGGTTGACCTCTGGTCCTACATGGACTACGACGCTGAGACCGACAACCCGGTCCTTCACGTGCGTGGCGACGACCTTATTTCCGCCGGTCATCGCTTCGAGAATCACTTCGTTGGCGTCAAGCGAATTCCAATGGGAGACAGCCCGGCCGAGGGCTACAAGAATTTCGTTGAAGCGTTCAATCGCACCGAACGGCCGACCAAGCGGAAGGCCACTCTGAAGCGCGGCAAGTAGCCGCGCGCCGGAAAGGGAGAAGCGCATGGCAAAGAAGTCAGGCGGCATGAGCTCGAAGCTCAAGAAGCTGGGGAAGAACTGGAAGGACGCGCGAAAGCGGAGCGCGGAAGGCGGGGACGGATTTGAGTTCCCTCTGGAAGACGGCAACTACGAGTTCCGGGTGACCGGGGCGGAGATGACCGAGACGCAGTCCGGGAAGCCGCAAGTTCACTGGCAGTTCAAGTGCACCGAGGGCGAGGACAAGGGCACGGAATGCAACGACTGGGACCAGCTACAATCCGAGGACAATCTGTACTGGCTGATGCGCAAGATCGCCCGGCTCGGGTTCGAGCCGCCGGACAAGGTCGAAGCCCTACCGGAAGTTCTCGAAGAGATCGTCGAAGCCGGGCCGACCTTCCGGGGCCGCGTCAAGACCAAGGACGATTTCACCCATGTGTGGGTGAACAAGCTGGTTGCCGGGGACGACGAAGGCGAGCCCGAGGAAGAGGAGAAGGACGAGAAGGAAGACGACGACGACGATGACGGAGTCGAACCCGAGGAAGAGGCCAAGTCCGGCGAGAAAGACGATGACGACGATGACGATGTCGAAATCGAGGTCGGGATGGAAGTCGTCGTTGAAGACGAAGACGGAGACGAGTACGCGGCCACCGTTGTCAAGATTATTGACGATGAAACTCTGCGGGTGAAGGACGAGGACGGGAAGAAGCACAAGGTGGACGTCGGCTCCGTTTCGCTTCCCGAGGAGGAAGAGGAGGAGCCCGAGCCGCCGAAGAAGAAGGGGCGCAAGGGCAAGCGGGTCAAGTAGTCCAACGGTCCGAAACCGGGAGGGGGACCTCGGTCTCCCTCCAAAGGAGAGATCCCGATGCGCGCAGTTTACATTGCGGCACCGTTTTTCAACCCGCACCAGCTGGAGATGGTCAAGCTCATTGAAGAGGCGCTGGCGGCCGCGGAGATCGAAGCCATTTCCCCTCGCAAGCTGGGCAAACTTTCCCCTCGGGCAACCGCCGCGAAGCAGCAGGAAGTGCTTGACGGGAACACCCTCGGCATTGCGCGGTGCGACGCGGTGCTCGCGGTTGTCCAATGCCTCAACTCCGACGGGACGGGACTTGCGCTCGTGGATGCGGAGAACGAAATTCTTCGAGGGATTGAGCTTCCCGACACCGGCACCGCTTGGGAAATGGGTTACGCGGCGGGACTCGGTGTCCCAACGTACGCTTTCTTTCCGGACGGCAACCCCGGTCAGCAAAGCGTGATGCTTCTGCGTTCGTGCGAAGGAGTGATTCGCGGCCAGCGGGAGTTTCTGGCTTGGACTCGAAACGCGTTCATCCCTCCGGCCTGGGACGGAGAGGTTCGATGAACTTCAGGAACCTGCTTCTCGGCTCCACGCAACGTCTCAGGTACGTTTGGAGATGGTCAGGGACCCCGGTGCTCGCCCGTGAGAGTGTCGCCGAGCACAGCTACTACACGGCTCTCTTCTCCCTTTTCATTATGGAGACAATCGAGCCGGAGCAGCTTGCCGAGATCGACCGACACCGCGTGCTTCAAGACGCTTTAATCCACGACATGGAGGAAGCGATCACGGGGGACATCCCTCGGCCTTTCAAGCACGGCAACGCCCGGAGCTCGCAGTTCTTCTCTCGGGCGGGAAGAGACGCAATGAAGAGCGTGAGCGCGGAGCTTTATGACGATTTCGTCGAAGCGGGGTGGCTGACTCGGCGTTGGCAACACTGCAAAAACGACAGCGATGAAGGTCGCATCGTTCGGTTCGCCGATTTTTGCTCGGTGCTTTCTTACATCTGGCAAGAAGCGGAGCGCAACGGGCCGGTCCTCAGGGACGAGCGGCTTGGCTTGCAAGAATACGCGCAATCATTCTTGATTCCGGCGTACGATTTCATCCGGCCCCTTCCCAGGTTGGCCAAGGAGGTGGCGCTTGAGCTCGCCCCGCAGCCCTAAAGAAATGGAAGCAAGCCGGGAAGCTACGCACGGAGACGCAGAGAAGGGGATGAGGAACTTGGCGTTGGTTTGGACCGGGCTTCTCAGGGATCACTACCAAATCGAGCTTCCCCTTCTATCGCCACACGTGACTTCGCTGATGTGCGTCGGGCTCAAATTGAGTCGGGCCGCGCGTCCGTTCAATTTTACGCCGGACGATTACGACGACGCCGGAGCGTACCTGGAATTCGCTCGGCGCCTGGAGGATCCGAACCGTGAACATTCGTCCTGATCTCCTTTTCTACGGGAAAATGGTTCAACACCGTTTCCTGTTGGCCGGGCAGGTGGAAGTGACGTCAGATTGCAACCAGCACTGCAAAGGGTGCGACTCCTGGCGCGATCATCAATCGGGCAAACTCCGGGCCGCGTGGAGCGCGCAAGCCATGCAACGGCTCTGCGCCGAGCTTGCAGAAAGTGGCACGTTCGAACATCTCAGTTTGACCGGTGGCGACCCGGAAGCCTGGCCCCCGTTAGATGCGTTCTAGATC